TCCGCCCAGCGGCAGGAGCTGGTTGAGGGATGGGAGGGGTTTACTGTCCTGCAGGATGAGTTTGTGGCCAGCTGGTCGCGTCCCGTCTATCGCGATTGGCTGTTGGCTGAAACCCTGCGCAGTCGCGATCCGTTAACGCTGCCTCCCGGTCTTGATATGCAAACCCTCTACGATGCCATCTATCTGGCACCGGTCATGCCGTGGATTGACCCACTGAAAGAGGCCGATGGCTGGAAAACCATCATCCGTGGCGGTGCCGGTACAGTGACAGAGTGGATCCGGGCCCGTAACCGCAATCCTGATGAGGTCAGGGCGCAGATGGTTGTCGAGCATGAGTGGGCACAGAAATACGGAATTATCAGCGATACCAACCCAGCCAATGATCCAGGAGTACAACCCAGTGAAAAAAAACCTACTGACGGCCGCGAGCCGGAACGCACTGATGCCAGTGCGGGCATCCGCCAGCGTCCTCCCCGGGAGCGATAACCCGACAGCCAAACGCTGGTATACCATCAACGCCCTTGGCGGCGATGTCCCTACTGTTGAAATCTATATCTGTGACGTGATCGGGTATTGGGGCATTTCTGCCAATCAGTTTATTTCTGATTGCCGTGACGCGGGGGTTTTCGAAGCCAAACAGCTCAATCTCCATATTCATTGTCCCGGAGGGGATGTGATGGATGGGTTTGCCATCTACAACACGTTAGCCCGCCTGACCTGCCAGATTGATATCTGGAATGATGGCCTGGCTGCCAGTATGGCTTCGGTCATCCTGTGCCTGCCCAATGCCACCGTCCATATGCCGGCCAATGCTGGATGATGATCCATAAGCCGTGGTCCGGCACGGTCGGTAATGCGGAGAATTTGCGGGATATGGCGGACTGGCTGGATCGCAATGAGGCGTTGTTGCTTAACACCTATGAGAAGAAAACCGGCAAGCCCCGAGAGGAGCTGGCCGCCTTACTGTCGGCAGATACCTGGCTCGATGGCTATCAGGCCAAAGATATGGGGTTTGTCGATGTCCTGGAACAGCCGATTTCGGCAGCAGCTCATGTAAACGAGAATAAAATGAACGATTTTAATAATGTACCATCTCAGGCCCGAGCGCTGTTCGCAGCCAAAGCGAATGTCGGTCAGCCGCCGATACCTGCTCCGACCCCCGCCGCATCCCCCACTGTTGCCCCCAGTCAGGATGACATGCTGGCTGAGTTCCGGGCGAACGAACAGTACCGCTGCCGTGAGATTCAGGACCTGTTTGCCATGACTGGTGGGCGATTCCCTGAACTGATGGCGGAGTGCCTGGCCGATCTCGATGTTTCACCGGCGATGGCCAAGGAGAAGATCAAGGCGGTATTGGGTGAGCCGGCCAGCCAGACGGGGCCGTTGGGGAACAACGCCCATATTCATGCCGGGAACGGCAACCTGATTGGTGATGCTATCCGGGCTTCTCTGTTGACCCGTTGCGGCCATACCAAGGCAGAGAGCGATAACCGTTATAATGGCTATAGCCTGAGAGAGCTGGCGCGGGCCTCTCTGGAGGGGCGCAATGTCTCCACCTCGGGTATGACTCCCGTTAACTATGTTGGGATGGCCTTTACCCATACCAGCTCTGACTTTGGAAAAATCCTGCTGGATGTGGCCAACAAGTCGGTGCTGGCGGGATGGGACACCGCCAACGAGACCTTTGAAAAATGGACCCGCAAAGGCATTCTGACCGATTTCAAGGTGGCCAAGCGTATCGGGATTGGTGAGATCGGCAGCTTGCGGGAGGTCCGGGAGGGGGCCGAGTATAAGCACATCACCGTCGGTGAGAGCAGTGCGCAAATCCAGCTGGCGACCTATGGTGAGCTTTTCAGCATCACCCGTCAGGCTATCATCAATGATGATCTGGATTTGCTGACCCGTATCCCGATGATGATGGGGGCCGCGGCACGCAGTACGGTCGGTGATCTGGTCTATGCCATCCTGACCGGCAACATCAGTATGCCGGACGGAAATCCCCTGTTCCATGCTGATCACAAAAACCTGCTGACAGGCGCTCAATCTGCCATGAGCATCAAAGCGCTATCATCGGCCAAGGCTCTGATGCGCGCGCAGAAGGCGGCAACAGAGGATGAGGACGGCAAGGGGCGCTCGCTCAATATCCGCCCTGGTTATGCCCTGGTCCCGATTGAGAAAGAGGATACCGCGCTACAGCTGATTAACAGCACCTCGGTCCCCGGTGCTGATGTCAATTCCGGCATCATCAATCCGATTAAGGGATTCGTTGAGGTGATTGGAGAGCCCCGACTGTCTGATAGCAGCACGGATACGTGGTTTCTGGCAGCGCAGGGCGGCGACACGATCGAGGTGGCCTATCTGGATGGCATGGACTCTCCGTGGATCGAACAACAACAGGGCTTCACGTCCGATGGCGTGGTCACCAAAGTGCGTATTGATGCTGGTGTCTCGGCCCTCGACTTCCGTGGTCTGGTCAAGGCCACCGGTAAGTAACCCCTGGCCCGCCTTATAGCGGGCGGTCTTTTTACCCCCTCTATACTCAGGAAAATAAAATGGCGAAAAACTTTGTCTGTGATGGCAATCAAATGTCATTTGTCGCCCCGGCTGGTGGCGTGGTATCCGGGAAGCCAATCAAGATCGGTACCCTGACGGTGGTACCGCTTGAAACAGCTGATGCCGACATGGAGTTCAGCGGCGCGCTGGGTGGCGTCTGGTCTCTGCCCTGTGATAACGCGCTGGCCGTGGGCGCCGCTGTTAAGTGGGACGGTCGTAGGCTGGTTGCCGATACGGCCAAGGATGGCGATGACTTTGGCAAGCTTGTCAGCGTGCGGGGCAGCGGCTATGCCGAGGCACTGCTTGTTCAATGAGTCGCTTTGATCTCGCAATCAATCGGCTGGATACCCGCATCAACACTGCTATGTCATGCCGCTATGACCTTGTGCTGAAGAGCGGCAGCATACTGGCGGTTGACGCCATTTGGGATAGTACCCAGCAGGAGGCCAAGGTCGGCGCTGTATCTAATCATCCGCGTTTTCTCCGTGCTGCCAGTGAACACGGTGTACTGACCGTGCTGCAGCAGCGATTGGTTCGGGATGACGTTATGGGGGCTGCGGTGGAGACTCCACACGGCCCGCGTTGGGTAGTGGATCTCGATTATCCGGATGCCACAACGACGGTGCTGCTGTTGGGTATATCTGGGGATACTCCGTTGCCGGCAACGCCTGGGATCCGATTTACAAAAACAACGGTGTGAGGTGGCTGCTGTGCTGTACCTGTTTATCGATGATGATGACATTACAGCTGTCATCAGGCAGTTTGCCGGTCTGGATCCCAAGGCTATCCCTCTTGCATTCCACCGTGCCATGCGCAGGACGGAACAGACGGTGATGGCTCAGTCACGCAAGGTGTTACAGCAGGCGCTGATATTGCGTAACCAGAAGTCAGTGCGGGGAAGGGTCAGAACCTATATCCGTCCGGCTGCGTCAGATATGGCGGAGATGAAGTTCTGGTTCGGGATGAATGACCTGAGCCCAAACGTGTTCAGGGGCGCGCCGAAGAGGACCCAGGGCGGCCTGATGTTCCGTGGGACGTATTACAACAGGGCGTTTGTCAGTCTGCACAAAGGTAAGCGTGTCTACATGCAGCGGGAGACGGATAAGCGATTCCCGATCACCAAACTGACCATCCCCATCCCGGACGATATCGTGGTCAAAATTGAGGATGAGGTGCTGGAGCGGATGCCGGATGTCTTTCTGCGCCACTTCAAAACCGATCTGCGTGGGCGGGTCAGCAGCGACCTATGGTCATCTGTTTTCGCCGGCAGCCATCATGCAGCCTGGATAGGGCTACCGCCAATATTATGCACGCCACAAAAATACCGCGCGGAGCCAGGTAGGGGTCATCATGAAATATGACATTACAACGCCCAGCCAGTATCACGTTGCGCTGGTCGAACGGTTGCGGGCTCATCTTTTCGACGGGCTAGCCATCGAATCATACGACGAGTTCGGCAAAGTGGAGATCGGTCAGCCGACCATTCTGATCCAATGGGAGGATGCCTACCCGGGGCCGCGCCGGAATGATGGCCGGTATACCCATCATTTTATGCTGACGGCGCATTGCATTATCCCGAAAGGCCATCCAAATGCTGCGCTGCAGGCGCTGGATCTGTCGGCGGAGGTTGAGCGGCTTTTGGAGCGCAGATCCCTGTTTAAGGTTCCCGCCGTAGATACGGACGCTGCTGATATGTTACTGGTCAGTACTGATCAGGTGGGTATGCCGCAGATACAGCTCAACGGTGATACCAGCTTTTTGCTTGGCCTTGACGGGGTTGAATCGCGGGGTGTTCAGTGGCTGCAGCCGCTTTACCTGGGTATGTCCTTAAACAGCGCTCCTGATGTGAGGGATAGGGTCCGTTATTCCGTTCAGGAAATGGAGATGCGCCATGCTTGAACAGCTGATAGAGGCCAGACTGGCTCCGCTACTGGATCGCATTACGCAGATTGAGGAGGAGCTGGAGTCGGATGCCCGACGCGGCCGCAATGCCATTCAGCTGGGAACGGTATCGGAGGTGGTTGGCCAGCGGGTGGTGATTGTCATCGGAAAGGCGCATACGGCCCCGATTAAGTGGTTTGCCTGTGCCGCTGGCGATGTGGTGGAGTGCCGGTATCCCAGTATCGGTGAGATGGCACTGGTATTGAACTATGGCTCATGCGATCGCAACAGTAGCGCGGTGGCTATCGTGGGGATCCCCTCAGACCAATATCCGTTGCCCAGCGCCGATCAAAACCGGGTGATCCGCAAGGTGGGTGCGCTTGGGATGGAGGAGTGGGACAAGGAAACCGGAGCGTTGACGATCACCGCACCGGGCGGGATAACAGCGGATACCCCCTTGTTTGAGTGTAGTGGTGATGTGAAGGATGCAAAGAGGACGATGGCCGCTGACCGTGATATCTATAACGGCCATGACCACAACACGCCGCGGGGGATATCGCAGAAGCCCAACCAAAAACAATAGTGAGGTCCTATGCTGGGCATGGATCGACGAACAGGCCGCTTTATCTGCGGTACAGAGCAGCTGGCCAGTCGGCTGCAGCAGGTTTTCACCACTCAACTGACATCACGCCCCCGCCGCCGCCAGTTTGGCAGTAATGCTCCCGATGCTCTGGCCCAGTTGACCAACCTGGCCACGCTTTTACGTCTGAAGGCCGAGATGTTTGATGCCATGCTGAGTCCAGATAATGGCGTGTTGGATTTTTCAGCCCGGCGAATTCAGTTCGAGCTAAAAGAGGCGGGTCTTCATGCCTATATCGATGGTCACTGGCGCGGGGGGGATATCACAGTAAGGGTCCCTATCTATGACCAATAGTGTATTCAATCCGCAGATTGACCGGCTCTCCGAGCCTGATGTGCTGGAGGTTGAAGGGTTTGAGGTGGTTTTGTTCCGTATCAAGACAATCATACTGGATCGTGTAAAAGCCATACGTCCTGATGATGTTGATGCCGTTACAGAAACGCTGGAAAACGATGCCGAGATCGCCAGCATTATCGCCCAGGCATGCGCTATGGTCGTTGTAAATCGTGAGCGTCGGCTGAATGACAAGATCCGCCAAATCCTTCTGTTATGGGCCAAGGGCAGTAATCTTGATGCCCGTGCGGCGGAGTTCGGTATCACCCGACAGGTGGTGAAAGCGGGTAACCCGGATGCTTATCCGCCGATCTCCGACCAGATGGAGTCAGATATAGACCTGTTAACCCGTTGTCTGCTGGCGCCGTTTGGGTTTGCCACAACAGGATCGGAGCTGGCCTATCGCTTTCATCTGATGACGCTGGGGGATAAGCCAGCCATTACTGTTTCCACGCCATTGCCCAATCGGGTGGTGATGACCTATGACTTTCCGGAGTACTCCCGAGCGGGAGAGGTAAAAGACGGTCGGGCAAAGATGGCGCGGGCGGAGTCTGGGTTGGTCGATTGCTGGCTGCTGGCGCGGGCTGGTGATGGAATGCCCTCAGATGAATTGATCTCGTATGCCAATGCCTATATGAACCGCCCGGCGGTAGCACTGGTTTCCGATGTCATTACGGTGAAAAAGCCCACGATTCGCCGTTATGCGATCAGGATGAAGCTGCACGGCAGTAACTCACCGGGCGGCATTATTGATCCCGTACCGATTAAAGCAGCAATGGAAGCGTATGCAGAAGGGGCCAGACAGTTGGAGGGCATCATTGACCCAGGGCGGCTCTATGCCATTGCGCATGGCCAGCAGACCGTGGTGCGGGCGGAACTGCTGGAGCCGACAGCACCGCTGGTTTGTGCGATCAGTGAAGCTCCATACTGTACAGGGGTGAGTGTGGAGGTGGTCTATGATTGACAGCATCCAGCCGGATAACCGCAGTGCCTTACAGACTGCCATTGAGCTGGCATTGGATGAGATGACCGGCAATGTTGACGCTTTTGCACCGCTGCCAAACCTGTTTGATGGCCAGACCACGCCAATCCAGTTTCTACCGTCTTTGGCAATAGAGCGTGGAGTGGCTGACTGGAGTGCTGCTGATTCAGAACAGACCCGGCGTAACACGACGGCAATGGCACTGCCGCTGCAGTCTTTGTCATGTACCGATGCCGGCCTGAGGCAGGCGGTTAATGATCTCGGTCTTTCCTGTGATATACGTCGCCTGCGCCCCTATGTGATTGAGATTGAGGCTGGGATTGAGTCGGGTAGCCTGACGGATGAGTTGAGTTACCGGGTGTTGCACAGGGTGGCGATATATAAAGCGGCCAGAGACTCACCCTTTATTTCCTTGGTCAGAAACACTGAGGTCGCTATAGGTTTTGGCATTTATGCTGAAACTGGGATTATCTCTGATTGTGAACCCTTTAAATCCCAATTGGTGGTCAGTGTTTTTTATCCAGCGATGGCTATTCAAGCTGAAACTTATATTATTTCAGACAATGAGGTGTATCGTGGCTGATTACAGAGGTTATGTTACGGCAGCAGGACAGGCTTTTGAAGCACTGGCCAAACAGATGAATTATCCGGTAACGATTGGGTTTATTGAAGTTGGCGATGGTAGGTTACCGGATAGCGACAGTCCGATTGCGCGCACCCGGTTGGTCAATAAACTCAAGTCATTTCCTGCCGTTGTTGAACAGGATTTAAAAAACCCCGGCCAGTGGCTTGCCTCAATTAATATCCCGGCGGATGATTCAATTAATGGTGCTGGCTACTTTATTCGGGAGATTGGCTGTAAGCTGATTAATCAAGGGGATGGTGTCCTTTATGCCTATCGGCGGGTAAGTGATGACTGGAAACCGGTGATAACTTCCGGAGAGGCGAAAAGTTTTATCTATAAATTACGCTTTATTCCCAGTAATGGAGAACTGCTGACACCGACGATAGATCCATCGGTAGTGCTGGTGGATAGAGAAGGCTTAGATCTCGAAATAACAAAACATGAGCGCTCACGCAACCATCCAGATGCTACCTTGGATGAAAAGGGATTTGTACAGCTGATTGACAGCGTCAGCAGCGACAGTACCAAACGGGCAGCGACGGCCAATGCAGTAAGGTACACCTATCAGATTGCAACCCGTCGCGCGACTACCACTCAGGCCGGACAGGTCCAGCTTGAAAACAACATCAACAGCACCAGCACCACAAATGCGCCGACATGCTCTGCGCTAAAGCGTGTCTATAACGAGGCAACCCGTCGCGCGAGTACCGGCACTCCCGGACAGGTCCAGCTTCAAGACAACATAGACAGCACCAGCCTCGCAAATGCGCCTACATCCAATGCGCTAAAGCGTGTCTATGAGCATGCAACCCGTCGCGCGACTACCACTCAGGCCGGACAGGTCCAGCTTGAAAATAACATCAACAGCACCAGCACCACAAATGTGCCGACATGCGGTGCGCTAAGGGATGTCTATGACGAGGCAACCCGTGCCGCAACTACCACCCGACCCGGACAGGTCCAGCTTGAAGACAGCGTCAGCAGTACCAGTAGCGCACGGGCGCCGACATGCTCTGCGCTAAAGCGAACCTATGATGAGGCAACCCGTCGCGCGAGTACCGGTCAGGCCGGACAGGTCCAGCTTGAAGACAGCGTCAGCAGTACCAGCACCAGAAATGCGCCGACATGCTCTGCGCTAAAGCGAACCTATGACGAGGCAACCCGTGCCGCAACTACCACCCGACCCGGACAGGTCCAGCTTGAAGACAGCGTCAGCAGTACCAGTACCACACGGGCGCCGACGGCCTATGCGGTAAAAAAAGTCAACGAGAGAGTTAACAAGGCAGCAGTGGGGCAGAGGACACTGCTTTTTAGCGGTAATATTGGGAATGGTAATATCTCGCTGTCACAAAGCCCATCAAATTTTGATGAAATTATTATTTTCTCTACTGATGATAACAGTTGGCATGCTGCAATCGATATTAAGCCAATATGGTTGATTACTGAAATTGTTAATAGAAGCTTGGCGAGCTCTATTAGCATTCGCTCAATGGATGGGACGCACTGGTCAATTATAACACGGACATTCCTTTCGACATTATGGGAAGTCAGCTCTGAAAGTTCTCGTATCCTGCTAATATATGGCGTCAATTACACATAATGAGTGGTTTTGTTATGAAAACAATATATATTCCAAAGAAAAATCCAGATGGCTATATTGATTTTCCCGTGCCATTGGATTTGGATAATTACCATGTAATTAATGTTGAGGATGATTTTAGTTTGCAAAAAAAAGTATTTGATGCGAAACGCATGGGGTTTGTTGAGCCGCAAGAGACTCATTTGACATCTTCCCCCGAACTGAAAAAGGAGGTTTGACGGCGCACCAGATAATGTAAACCCGTTTTGGCGGTTTTTTATTGTCCAGTCCAGGAGCCATTTATGGAAAAAAAAGCGTATCTGGTGCTGCTCGGCTTCGAGCATCCCAACTCCGGCCATTGGCAGAAGGCGGGCACTGTTGTTGAGATGAGTGAGAGTGAGGCCACCCAGTTGGTTCTCAGTGGCTATCTCATTGCCAGGCCTGTTACAAAGAGGAAGTAACCCATGCCCATTATTGAAAATTTCGTGCATAACGGGGCCTCCATTATCCGAGAGCCTGCTCCGTCTCCGATGGGGCCGCTAGGTCGTGCCGTGTTTGGTCTGGTCGGAACGGCCCCGGATGCCCATCCGGATATCCCGCGCAATAAGGCCTACTGGGTCAATAACAAAGCCGCCCTGGCCAGGCTGGATATTGCAGGGCTGGAGCGGGGTACCTTATGGCGTGTGTGCAATGCCATGCTGGATGCTGCGCAGTGCTCTATCTATGCAGTCATCGTGGATGAGGATAACCAGGTACTGCCTGCCGACAGGGATTATGAGGGGGTGATTATAAGTGCCGCCGTCCTTGATAGCGGGGTGATGACGGTTATCTTGACCAATCCAACCCTTCTGGATGCCGTGGTTGGTGCCCAAGCTGTCAGCTGGAGCGTGGAGATCGGTGGCAAAACGACAGAGATGGTGAGCTACGTTCCGGGGGAAAGCAATGTCCTGACGCTGAAGAGCGACGGGGGCATCAGGCTGGAAGATCTGACGGCGCAGGCCACGGTTGTCATCCATGGGAAAGAACTGGCGGCATCAGGGACCATTGCCAATGTTGTTGGCGGTGTAGATCCCTTGACTGGCCGCCGTACCGGGATTGAGGCGTTGGCGGCAGATATTCCGGAAACCCTGACAGATATTGCTGCTGCCGGCTTCAACCATCCGGCGGTGCATGATGCATTGGCCAAAATGGGTAAACGGCTGTTCGCCGCTGCGGCGTTGGAGGGCACCAGCACAACTGATGACGCGGTGATATCCCTGTCCCAGTCATTGGGAACGGCGGGCACGGGTTATGGTGATGCCGTACTGGTCGATCCGTTTGTCAAAGTGTGGTCAAACGCGGCCAAAGGGTATGTCTACATGTCCGGCGTTGCCCATTATCTCGGCTGTGTGGCGCGGGTGGATGTGCATGAGGCTCCCGGCAAGGGGCGGATGAATGTCTATATCGACGGGTGTCAGCGCACCATTGATTATAACCTGCTGGATAAAACCAGTGCCGGTGACCGATTGAACAAATACGGCGTGGCCTACTTTGGCCGAACCAGCCGGGGCGGCTTCTCGCTGCTGGGGAACCGTACGCTGGATGGCCGGTTTATCAACCTGGTGCGCCTTGAGCTGGCCATTATCCGCAAGCTGATTGCTACGACAGAGCCGGGGATGGCTGAGCTCCTCAGCAAAGAGTTTATGCAGTCGAAAGTGGCGTCACTGCAAAACTGGCTGGATGGCGAGGCGGCAGCCGGCAAACTGATCGGTGCCAGGGTTTATCTGCATCCCACGCTCAATACGCCGGACAACTACCGCAACGGTGAGTGGCACATTGTTATTGGCTATGCAGGGTATAGCCCGAACGAGCACATGGTTTATCACCTGCGAGAGGATGTGGGAATTGTCGAATCTTTCCTGAATGGAGTGTTGCAATAATGGCTGGTCAAAATGTGCGTATGATGCTGAGGATCATCGTTGACGGGATCCCGCTGCAGCGTGAGGTTACGTCGTGGGAGTCTACGCCGCCGAAAGAAAAGGCGGGTGATATCGGTGGCAGCTTCATTGGTGGAGATATCCGTACCGGCATTGAAAAGATGACGGCCAAAATCGTCGGCAAGGGGATTACCTCCTATATCCTGAAGATGACGGGACGTCGGGCGGGTCAGCTGGTTACGGTTATTGTCAATGAGTCATGGGAGGATGAGGAGGGGATCACAACAGCAGTGCAGGAGTTCTGGACAGGGCGTATTTCCAGCCGTGAGCGCGCCAGCAGTGTCGTGAGTGAGCTGCCGGAGGATACGCTGAATTTAAGCCTGGATGAATCACGCCGGGTGGTAAACGGCATCCAGGAGTGGCATGTCAGCCGTAAGGCATCCATTTGCGATTTGGGTGACGGCGACCTGTTGGCCGATCATCGCAGCAACGTTGGCATGTTTTAACGCCACCCTTTCCTGTTTTACCCCCGGCCCTGCATTGCGGGGTTTTTTATTGAGGATTGCCCATGACGACGCCGTTTACCCATCAGCATACCCTGCGCTGGCCCATTGAGGGTATCGCTGTTGTTACTGTGAGCACACATACCATCGGTGAGATGCGCGCCTTGCGAAAGCGATTTTGCATGGATGACCCGGATGAAGCGAAACAAGACAGGCATGGCTTTTCTGCTGCGGTATTTATGTTGCATACCGAGTTGAGCGATGCGCAGCGCAGCGAGCTGGCTCATCCGGATCTCACCTCCATTACGCTGCTGATCCATGAGCTGGTTATGACACCCAGTGATCAGCTGTCGGCAAACGCCCGGGGAGAGTCTCCAGACACCTTCCCCCTGCTGGTACCTGTTACCGATGCGATGCGGCAGGGGCCCATCACACATCTTCATATGATGCCACCCACTGTCCGCCTGACAGACTCCGTGCGGGAGCTGGCAGGTTTTGAGCGGGAGCGCGAGCTGGTTGCCACCTGTACGGGCGTGATGCCGGAGACCGTGGATAAACTGCATATGCCTGACTGGCTGGCACTGCAACAGAGACTGTCCGATTTTTTGACAGAAACAGCGGACTACTTTCCCCAAGTGACGTCGAACGGCTGATCGATGTGGTTCCGCTGGTGTACTCAGTATCAACGCAGGAGATTATGGGCTGGCGGGTTCCCGCCGCCCTGCGCCGTTATGAGCTGGCGCTGGCCAGACTCGGGGTAAAGCTACATGGCTGATAAAAAATTCTCGGTAACCCTGTCTGCCCGGGAGCAGATGAGTACGGCATTTGCCTCTGCCGGTACGGCAGCTGATCGGCTGGGTAAAGAGATAGAGAGGACCAACCGTCAGATAAAGGCGCTGGGCAGTACCAGCAAGCGTGCGAGTGATTTTGGCTCACTACGTAAGGAAATGGAGGGGACCAAAAGCGCACTGGCGGGTGCCAGGAGTGAAGCGGTAACCGCGGCGAATACGATTAAGGCCCTGACCGAAAAACAGGCTGGCTATAAAAAAGAGCTGCAGGCAGCAGAACGCCAGCTGGAGAGGATGAAGGGCTTTATCGGCCCGACGACACCCGCCCAGCAGGAAGCGCTGGCCGCCACAACGAAAAAGGTGGCTGAGTTAACGCAGGCTTATAGCCGCGTAGGCAAGGAGATTAAATCCGCCGGGCGGGTACAGAAGACCGCAGGTGGCGAGGCTAAAAGGCTGACCGACGCTCTGGGGGGACAGGGGCGCCGTCTCGGTTCACTGGCCAGGGATTTGAGCCAGGCCGGACTCAATACAAAAGCCCTCGGAGCAGAGCAGCTGCGTCTGAAGCGTGATACTGAGCTGGCCACAGCAGCGATGGATCGCCAGCAGAAGCGCCTGAGCACGATATCTGATGCACAGGCCAGGATGGCGGCCAATAAGCAGACGCGCCGGGATATGCTGGTGACCTCTTGGGGCTGGCTGCGGCCAGTGCACCGGCGATTTATGCGGCCAAGAAAGCGGTCGATTATGAAAGTGCCTTTGCCGGGGTAACCAAGGTGGTTAACTTCCGGAATGAGCAGGAGAAAAGTGCTACCCGGACCGGGATGATGGGGTTGGCCGGGAAGTTGGGTATCGATCAGGTCGGGATGACCAATATCGTCGCTGCAGCGGGTGAGGCAGGGATCGGTAAGCGGGCTGACGGTACCACGGATGTTAAGCAACTCCTGCGTTTTGCCGGTGATGCGGCGAAGATGTCCGTTGCCATGGATATGAGCGCCGAAGAGGCGGGCAGTACGCTGGCCAAGTGGCGCTCATCAATGGGATTGGATCAGGATCAGGCGATGCGCCTGGCTGACTATTCCAATGCCATCTCCAACGAAATGGCGGCCAAGCCTGCCGAAGTCGCGCGGGTAATGCTGCGCCAGGGTGCCACCACCATGAAGGCCGGTTTTACTGACCGTCAGGCAGCGGCCTTGGCAGCATCATTGATCGCGGGTGGTGAGGGGGAGGAAAGGACCGCCACGGCGATGAAAAATATCACCGGACGCCTGAATAAGTCATTTGCCACCACTAAAGCACAGAAAGAAACACTGGCAATGCTGGGCTTTGATCCGATTGCCTTAGCCAAGGATATGCAGCGTGATGCGGGCGGTACCCTGTTCAGCGTGCTGGGGAAAATCGGCAGGCAGGATAAGGATAAGCAGGCGGCGGTCATCAGCCAATTGTTTGGGGAGGAGGTGGTCGGCGCGGTCAGCAAGCTGACGGCCAATACCGAGTTGCTGCGTAAGGCGATGAAACTGGCCGGTGATCAGGTCGCGTATGCCGGCTCTATGGAGCTGGAGTACCAGAATAAAGCCAAAACACGCCAGGCGATGCTGGATCGTGCCGGTGCCAATTTTGATCGGCTTGTTATTAATATTGGTGATTTATTCCTGCCGTTGATGGATGGGGTCGTACAGCCGCTGTCTGATTTGGCCGCGTCCGGCGCAAAGCTGATGGAGACCTCATCGGCAGCCAGAGAAACGGCCGGCTGGCTGGTTAAAGCGGGTGCCGGTTTGGTTGCCTTAAAGGCGGGTATGATCGTCTTTAAGGGCGTGAAGTCCATTTTCAGTGATTTATTCCAGGCAGGCCGGATCATGAGGGCCAAGCTGGGTGGGCAGACTGACCACACTACCCGCTCAGGTTCGGCTGCAGCGCGTGCGCTGGCTGCTGTTAATAGGCAACTGGATCGCATGAGTGGTGCCGGTGGGCTACCCGGTGTCGGGGGACGCGGCGGGCGCCGTGGGCGTGGCCGATCGCGCCTCGGTCGGCTACGTGAGGCTGAAGAGCGGATTGCGAATGCCGGTTCTCATCGTCGTCGTAGGCTTGGGCGATGGGGGCGTGGTGCGGGACTGCTTGGCGTAGGTGCCGGATTGATGATGCTGCCAAAGCAGGCGCAAGCATCTGCGGCTGTTCAGGATGTGGCTGATGTCGGTGGTGGTGCAGCCTCGCTATTGGTGTCTGGCGGTAAATCGGCAGGCCGGGTGGCAGGGAAGGTGATACGGCCTCTCGGTCTTATCTCAGCAGGCAGTGAGCTTTATGGAGCTGCTAATACGGGTAACACTGCAGCCATTGGCGGGGCTGCCGGTGATATCGTTGGCGGTGTGGCTGGTGGCTGGGCGGGAGCAGCAGCTGGAGCCGCTATTGGTTCGCTGGTTCCTGTTATTGGCACCGCTATTGGGGCTGCTATCGGCGGCGTGCTTGGCTCCTGGGGCGGCGGGGAACTCGGTAATATTATCGGAGATAAGGTCGGACAGTGGTTTTCCAAGGATAAAACTGCGCTGGCCAACGGTGCGGATCCCGTTAAAGAGGTCATCAAGCAGGAGACCAATCAGACAGATATCTCCAATAAGTTTGATCTGCGCTTTGACGTCAGAGCCAGTGGTGATCCGGAACAGGACAACGCGCTGGTGGAAAAAATCAAGGCCCAATTGTCTACCCTTTTGCCATCGCTGATGTCCAGCAGCCTATCGCTGCATACCCGCACGGATGCCAGCCTGGCTGGGTTAGGGAGTGACTGATGGCCATTTCAACCTCATTTCTGGCCAATCTGGGCGCCGGTTTATTTTTAAACCAAGCGATGGCCAAACCAGATAAGCAGTTTAGCTGGGGTGACTATAACTTCTCTATGTCCGGAGGCAACCCGCTTAGCGGTATTTCCCGTAGCCTGGATGGCGGCTGGGTGGAGGTCCCGCTGTTAAATGAGCTGCCTCTCCTGCAACAGACAGGGCGTAAGCTGGATACGGTCACATTCACAGGCCGTTGGTACTCAACCGATGGCGAGATGCAGATCGAAAACCTGAAAAAGATCCGTGATGAGGCCAGGCCCCGCACTCTGGTTCGTGGGGATGGCTCAAGCTATGGACAGTATGTCCTGCGGACGTTTGAGGTGAAGGGGGAGCAGATGATCCATAACGGAACCTGTGTGGTGCAGGATATTACGATCTCGCTGTGTGAGTTTGCCAATCCATCACTGGGGAGTCAGCGCCGATGAGAGTCCGGACAGCAGATGGCGATACGGTAGGGCTGCTGACCTGGCGCTTGCTTGGCCGGGATGATGATGCCATTGAGGAGAGAGTCTACAGGCTGAATCCACACCTGCATGACTATGGCCTGATACTGCCCGCCGGGGTGGTGATTACGATGCCGGAGGCGCCACCCAGTGCGCCGAAGGAAAGGGAGGGGGTATGGAGCTGAGACTGGGTACCACACCGGTGCATTACTGTGAGGGGCCGGGGAGTAAGATGATCAATGCCCGCTTGGAGTCATTTGATCGTGTCGATGCTTCCGGTCATCAGAGTGACCAGCTGACACTGGTGGTTAACGTCGAAGGCGTTGATGGACTCCCAGATGAGGGGCAGCGGCTGACGTGGTTTGAGGGGTATCAGGAGATAGGGGCGGTACGCATCGGGGACTTTACGATCACCCGTATCACGCCACGACTGTTTCCGCGCAGGTTAACCATCGTCGCCACGTCGGCTCCTTTCACCGGAAAAGATGAGACAGGCTTTAAGGAGCGGCGCACTCGCAGCTGGGATTCCCCGACGTTAGGGCAGTTGTTCCGGGAGGTGGTGCAGGCGCATGACATGACGCCGCGTGTTGATCCCGAACTTGATGCCATCCCATTGGGGCATGTCGATCAGACCGATGAAACGGATGCTGCTTTCCTGACACGCCTGGCCAAGGAGTTCGATGCCGTGGCAAAGCCGATGGATGGTCTGTATGTGCTGGCCTTACGTGGGCGGACGACGACGATCAGTGGCAAAGAGATGGAGCCGGTGACGCTGCGGGTTCCTCCGGATAATCGTCCCGGCACCCCGCGTTTTATTAACTGCGAGCTGGATATGCCTCAGCGACACAGCGCTGGCGGCATGATTGCCCGATGGCAGGATGATGCAACTGGCACGGTGCATGAAGTGAAGTCAGGGCGCTCACCCTACCGACGTCTGCCTGCCCTGTATATCAATGAGCAGCAGGCACGGCAGGCACTGGCGGGATACAGTCGAAAGAACGTGAGGGAAAAAAGGCGGATCACTCTGGATGTCCCGGGTGATCCGTATCTGGCGGCAGAAAGCCCCATCACGCTGGATGAGTCGTTTCCGAATGGTATGGCGGGTGCGATGTCCATCGATCGTGTGGTGGCCAGAGGAACACGCTCAGGCGGATACCGGATGTCTATTGAGGCAACGGCCCCTATTAAGTAACCAGATACTCTTCTTCCCCTTATTGCGGGGGCTGTTCTCCGCTACCTGTGAGTGCCCCCTTTTCGTTCAGGTATGGATCCCGGAGCAGACTGCGCCAGCAGCGGCCGGACAGGGTGAAATCACCGTCAAAAAATTGTGCAAATCAAAAGGGCATCATTGCACTGATCTGGGTTAGCTGCTTTGTATTTATGTTATCAGTATGTTATATTGGCGTTGGTTTGTTTATTGGTGTGTTAATTTGAGGGGTGTATGAAGATAGAATCTCAACCAATAACCGCGTCGCAGTATAAATACGCAAGTCACGATAGGAGAAGACCTACACATGCCTTGTTGGATACGTGGAGGATGG